TCCATAATTTACACTAGTACTTGCTGGTTTATTTTTACATTCGTTTTTCCCATAACTTTTTGCTAGATACCAATGTCCAATAAGAAATACGATTATACCAGCAATAATAGTTGAAGTTCCACCAATTGACATTTATATAATATATTTATATTATATATTTATTTATTTATTAATGTTTATATATTTATTACTGTTTTGTATTTATTTAGACTAAAGTTCTACCCATTCGAGATCTAAAATAATCCATATATGTATTTTTAAACAAAACTAAATCATAATGATTAGATATATCTAGTTCTTTCATAAATTTTCTAGATGATCCAGAATCTGACATATTTTTCAGGCGATTACCAAATGATCTTCTGAACATTTCAGTATTTCTATTATCGGTAGTGTTTACGTAATAGTAAAATGTATATAATTCTCTTGCCATTATCGTATTAAAATTACAAATTAAAATTAAAAATTTAAATCAAACTAATAATAACTTATTTATCACAATTCATTGTCGTCGTGTAATATAAAATCACATTCCTTATTTTTTAAAAGACGTGTGTATAAACAGCGCGTATCTTTAGTTAGAAAATGTATTTTTGTATCTAAAAATTCCCAATTTTCATATATTTCTGTCATTTTAAGATATTTGCAAGTTTCTTGCATAGTTATTTGCAAGTTTAATAATTTTCTAGAAAAAAATGATAATTTTAGTAAACCCATTCGAAATCTAAGTTTTGCAAGTGTATTACTTATATACGCTGTAATTTGTTTTATAGGAGTTAAATAATCTAATATTTCTAATAATTCATAGTTTTTAACGAAAGTTCTACAAAAAGGACAAGATACGTGAAATATATTAATATCATCTAAACCTCGTGTTTTTTTCCACGTTGTATATTTAGTTCTGATATATTTTATAAAACAACCAGTATGAAAATTATGTTGACATTTTAATGTTAATGTACTGTTTAGTATTGTATTTATATAGTTTTCACATGATATAATGTCATCTTTATCGAAATTTATGCAATCTTTATTTTTTGGCGAAAAAATTTCAAAGCAAAAAATACATTCGTCTTGTTCATACATTATTTAGATAATCTAAATTTTATTAAAAACAATTCATTTTTTTACAAAATTTCACCCATTATTTCTTTATGTTTATTTTTTATATATTTAATTAATCTACTATATGCTGTAAAAATAGATAAATAATCTGGTGTTTTTTTACTACAAATACTGCACTTATTTGTAAAATTATTTGAATTTGTTGTTGTAAAATTATTTGAATTTGTTGTAAAATTATTTGAATTTGTTGTAAAATTATTTGAATTTGTTGTAAAATTATTTGAATTTGTTGTAAAATTATTTGAATTTGTTGTAAAATTATTTGAATTTGTTATGTAGTTAAATTTGCAGTATTTCATAAAACAATTTAAATGGAATACGTGGTTACAAGATAATATGATAATCATATTATTTAGAAAACACTCATTGTTTTTGTTATTAATAATGTCGTTATAACAAAAACAACAAGTTGGGTGTTTATATATGTGTTTTTCCATTAATTCGTTTATCCATACTGAATTGTCATTATGTAAAATAATATATAATTCGGTTAAATATGGAGGATGAATTATAGAAATAATATCATCATTGCAACGTAATCCTATCATATAATTCTAAATCTTACAATTAGTTGATACGTTGATACGTTGATACGTTGATATGTTGACAGGTGTTGTCAGGTGGTATGTTGTCAGGTGAGGTATGTTGTCAGGTGAGGTATGTTGTCAGATGACTAATTTCTTAAACTATATTTTTAGATTCATTTTTTATTTAATGGAATTTCTAAATTCATCCGGATCGGTCGATTTAGAATTCTAAAGGGATCGGTCGATTTGAAATTCTAAAGGGATCGGTCGATTTGAAATTCTAAAGGGATCGGTCGATTTGAAATTCTAAAGGGATCGGTCGATTTGAAATTCTAAAGGGATCGAAATCGATCCCCCTATTTTTGTAAATATCCATTCGGTAAAATATCGTAATTATGTGAACACTCTCCCTTATTATTCGGATAAACATCCATGATTTTTTTATCAAATCCGTAAGATTGTGCTAAAGAATCATCTTCTGGTTTATATTTACATTCAGAACATTTTGTTACTGGTTTAGTCATTCCTTTTAACTCATTTTCGATATCAACGTTCATTTTTGGAACACCAGAGGGAATATAAGTTAAAAATGGTGCAGTGTAATTATTACATTCGTTTTTATTAACAAATCTTGAATTATCAACTACATAATCAAATATACTCTTATTACTTTTGGCATATTGTTTCATAAAACACGCATCGTATTTATTTTTTGTAAAACTCATTATATTAATATTACATATAATAATTTTCTATAATTGTTTGCAAATAGTGTATTAAATAACAATATTATTTAACTTGTAATCGTAATAATCCAATGGTCGTCTATTATAAATACGATCACATATATAGTTTTCACTAAATGTATTTTTAGAACATATAGCCAATACACACCGTTTATATTCCGAAATCCAATTGTGAAATCCATTCTGTTTAATGTGATCCATCCACTTTAATAAAAACTGTTTTTGTTTACAAGAAATGTCATTTAATCTATCTTGTACATATAATAAAACCCAAAAACCACAATTCATTGTTGCACCAACTTCGTGTATTTCCATAAATTGAGGTCCATTATGGTTTGCATGTATATAACGGTATTTATTATCACGAAAAGCCATTTTTAATAATTTATTTAAATCTTTGTCATAACTGGAATCAGATGGTTCAAAACGCTCAGCAATATTACGTATATTATCAACTATCAATATATTATAATGAGAACTATACTCGTCAATTATAAAAATTGGCAATATACGTAAATGATGAACCATATTATTACTTTTTCTAGAAAATGTACATCTTGGTACATGTAAAGATCCATGTGATTTAATATAAACAACAAATGAAGAGTAGTCTATATAATCTCTGAAATATGTGTGTAAAAAATAATAAAGCTCACCTACACTTAATGGTCTGAATTTATTAAAATGATCTGTGTAATTTATAAATTTGACATTTTCTGAATTATTTAAAGAATTAACATTTACAGAATTATTTACAGAATTATCATTTTCTGAATTATTTACAGAATTCATATCTTAAATTATCATATATTTTTAAATTGTTATTATAAATGGAAGATTTATGGTGAACAGAATTGTCAATTAAAAAATTACCACCGTAAATTAAAACGTGATTTTTGAATATTGTGAAAATAAAATATTTTATTATAATATATAATGGCATCAAATTATACTAACCCTATTAATATATTAGATTCTAACAATGCAACAGGCCTTGGGACAGGTGGGTCTCTAAATGTAGAAGGAGGAGCGTCAATAAAACAAGATACATTTATTGGTGGTAATGTTTCTATTTCAGGTACAACTACTTCATTTTCTGACAATATTTTACTAATAAATAAAAACCCTACTCAGTCTACAGATACAGGTATAATTTTTCAACGTTATACTAGCGATATACAAAACAATGATAATTATGCCGGTATTATATATTCTGAACAAAATGATGCATTTAATTTAGGATATCTAGTATCTGATGCTGATCGTAATTATGTTTCAATAGGGAATCTTGTTTCTCTTAATACAAAAGAAATCACTACAGGTAATATCAATTTTACAGGTAATTTATATAAAAATGGTACACTTTACAATCCAGGTAGTCAATGGACTACTACTAATTCTGATATATCTTACACATCAGGTAATGTAATCACTAGTAATCTTATTACTACAAATATATCTGGGTCAAATTTACGTTTGTCTGGAGATTTATATGTAGGTGGTACGTTATCAACAGTTAATGTTACAACAACAAATGTAGTTGATATAAATATATCAACAGGTACTATTACTGTATCTGGATTATCTAATTTTGCAAATGCAACAGCTACTAATATTTCTTCAAGTACACTAAATAATTCTGGATTACTTTCTACTTTAAATATAATAAGTTCAAATACAACTTTGGGTTCGTTAAATGCTACAAATAGTACAATTACGAATGTTGTTGCGACAACTTTGACATCTGGTAATATTTATTTTACTGGAAATTTATATAAAAATGGTGTTTTATTTGCAGGAACTTCACAATGGAGTAATGGTGCAGGAACAATACATTATACAAGTGGAAATGTAGGTATTGGTAGAATTAATCCAGAGTATACGTTAGATGTAACTGGAAATGCTAGAGTTACAGCGACATCTGTAAATACAGTTACTGGAGGTGTTACATTAATAACTCTTGAAAGACCAGGTGTTTCTGGTACGACATACCCAAGTTATGTAGACTTTAATGTGCATAGATATAGTCAAGTGAGCTCAGATGCATGGACACAATTAGATTTAAATTTATCAAATGGACAAAGCGTAGGAAGAACAAATGTAATGACGCTCCGTGGAAATGGAAACGTTGGTATAGGAACAACTGCTCCAGGGTACAAATTAGATGTTGTGGGTTCTGCTAACTTTACTGCTAATTTACTTGCAACAAATATAAGTGGAGGAAATATAAGTGCAGGAAATTTAAACGCAAATTTGGTCAACTCAGCTAAAATGAATGTATCACATACAAGTAATAATCTAATTACAGGAGGTATTGCATTGTTGACTCTTAATAGACCAGGTGCTGTAAACCAGGCATATGATAGTTCTGTAGACTTCAATATACATAGATATAGTAATGTTAATTATGCTGCATTTACACAATTAGATATAAATTTAACAAATGGACTTTCGTCGGATAGAACAAATGTAATGACGCTCCGGGGAAATGGAAACGTTGGTATAGGTACAACTGCTCCAGCTTATCAATTACATTTATCAAGTGACAGTGCTGCAAAACCAAGTACTAATACGTGGACTATAAGTTCTGATAGTAGATTGAAAACAAATATTACTATGGCCAATTTGGATATTTGTTACGATAATGTAAAGAATATTCCATTAAAAAGATATACGTGGCGAGATGACATCTACACAACTGACCAAGTACATGACCGTTCTAAATTAGGTTGGATTGCACAAGATGTAGAAACATTTATACCAAAGGCTGTAGAACAAATGGAAATGCACGGATATTCTGATTGTAGAACGTTGAATTCTGATCAAATTATAGCGAGTTTATATGGATCTGTCCAAAAATTAATACAAGATTTTGAAAATGAAACGACACAACATAATGCAACTAAACAAGCATTAGATAATTTAAAGACAGAATTGCAAAATAAATTTCCTGGTGAATTTAATTAACTTAAGTTATCACTTTATTTTTTAAATTATAATATATTTTTAAATTGTTATTATATATAAATGGAAAGTTTAGGGTCGTCTGAATTGTCAATTAAAAATTTACCACCAGAATTAAATTTAGAAAATGTATTAAATTTAGAACTCCAAGATATGTTAAATTTATGCTCCACAAATTCTAAATTTCGGGAAATTTGTAAGAAATATGAAGAACTAATTTACAATAATTTATTAAAGCGTGATTTTGGATTTTATAACGAAAAGATTGGGTCAAAAATTGTATACAAGTTATTATACGAAATATCAAAATGGGATAGGAATTTAACTCCATTTAATATATATAAACCAATACAAGAATACGATTACAAAGGTTTGCAACATTTAGTTGATCTAGGATTTTTAAATAAAACACGATATGTTAACACAACCCCATTAGAATATGTTATAATTAATTACAATAAAATACCTAATGAAAAACAAGGAGTTGCCAATAAAATAATAGATTTGATTGTAAAAATTACAATCAGCAGTGATAATATAACTCCTATTGAGTTAAAAAGTTATATTTTATCTAAAATGCTGTCAAGTAAATACAAGCGTCAAATAATTGACGTTTGTAAGCATATTATAAACACTAAATATTTTTTAGAAATAATATCATCAGAATATTATAACCCAAAATTACATGATGTAATGGAATATATGAAATCACTAGTAAAATCTGATTTGCAAAAATACATATACCCAATATCTACCACTATACTACAATCAATTGAAAATAATGACATCCAAACACTTAATGAATTATTAATGAATAAAAAGTATACAAATGACGAATTAAACTCGAGTTTACTTTTAGTAATTGGATCAAATAACATAGATTTAATTAATTTATTGTTAAACAATGGTGGTGATATAAACCACAATAAAGGTTATCCATTAAAATATGCAATAGATAGTGTAAAAGTAAATGCTAAAACAATTGAACACTTGATAAATCGAGGTGCTAATGTAATGGTTGGAAAAAACAGTATACTTAAACTAGCTATAAAAAGACGGAGATATGATATTATGAAACTCCTATTAGAAAAAACACCAAGTGATAAAATACTACCAGATATAGCCCGTGAATTATTTAAAATATTTAGACTTAAAGTACGTCTAGATTTAGAAAGACTTCTTGAATCTAAAGGATTCACGAACCCTTATCCACATATTGAAGCTGATTCTGATTACGAATATAGATAAAAATACCTTATATATTAATTGTATTTAAATAATCAATTAATGATGTATCTTTGATTGTTGAATCGCACATAATTTTTCCTATTCGAGTTATTGAGCCAGTAATATATTTAAAAACTTGTGATTTCTTATCAATTTCTAAAAATAAAGTTATATTTCCTTCTGGGTTTTCTTTCCAAAATATATAGTCATAATAATTTACAGATGAAAAAATACAATATATAGGTTTATTTTTTTCCATTAGTTTTTCAACAAACAAATTATTACTAGATAAACCACGTTCTAAAACTTTTTTATAATCAATATAATTAACAACACTATTTAATGGATTTCCCATAATACATATTTTATTAATATATATTATATTTTTGAAAAATACGAATTACAGCTTTTTCTTTCATTTTAGCTTCAAGATCTAAATTAATTTTATGCGTTTGAATCGTATGTAAAAGTGCTTCTGGTAAAACTTCAACGTAATCAGAATGTGCTCTTCGAACTGTAATAGAATCGTTTACAGTAACTCCTCGTCTTGATTCTGACAAATGGAAAAGTGGTGTAATATTTCTATTTTCCCATATTTGTAAAACTTGATTTGTAATATGAATTAATTCAGTTGTTGTTTTTATAGTACCTGGATTGATATTATGATGATGATAATCAATGACAATTGGTACTTGTAATTCTTGTGAAACTGGTAATAAATCTTCAATAGAATAAGCCATTTCGCAATTTTCAAGAACTAAACGATTTTTAGAACTTTCAGACAACATTTTGAAATTATCTTTAAATCTAGACAAGGCTATGTCTTTACCATCATGTTTAGAACCACCGTGTATAACAATAACACTATCGTTATCACATCCCATCATATCCAAAATTTTAGAATGAATATCAATATCGATAATACTTTTATCTACAACATCTGGTCGATGTGATGTTAATTGATTGTATTGTCCAGGATGAAAAGTTAATGTTTGACGATAATGTTTTGCTAGAATACCTAAATTATATAATTTTGTACGAAATTGTTCAAAATCGTATTGTTTAAAGTAATCTGGATGACTAGCAAATGGGAACATTTCACTAGACATCCTGTATAAAAATATGTTGTTACGTGCATTCCATCTGAAAATAGCAGGTAAATCATCAATGTTTTGATGTGCCAAATTATATATATAATCAATTCCATTTTGATGTACAGTTTCTAAGCGACAAGTACGTGATGTAAATATACCAAGATCTCTTAATCTTGTATTGATACAACAATAACCCATATTAAGATTTTTTAGCGAATCTGAAGAAGACATTTGATTTTTAATAAAAGTATTTTTTATTCAATTTTTAAAAATTGAATAAATACGTGGTTTGGTATATATAATAAAGGGCTTTGCAATGAAACTAAAGATCTTTTTACTATCATTTCTGTTTAAAAAATGTTTGGCATATTATCAAATTACTCATAGGTTTTTAGGAGAAAGTTTAGCAGATAATATAAAAACTACACAATTAGATAATGTAATTAGTAATATAGAAAATTTAATTCCTTTATCACAATTTGGAGTTCAAAGTACATGGGCTGATCGAGTCAAGCGGAAAAGTGAATATTTATGGTCTGCACCATTGCATTACATTGATATAAATGAATGTGGTTTAAATAATAAACTTGATTTGGATAAATATTGTAATAACAATTGTATTTATACAGTAATATTGAATATGACAAATTCGTTAAGAGATACACACTTTACAGATTTTAAATCATCAACGGAAGATCTTAAATTCTTATTGCATTTTTTACAAGATTTACATCAACCTCTTCATTTGAATGGGTGGTCTAGAGGAGGTAATTCTTGGAAAATAAAATTAAAAAGGGGTGATCGTATTATAAACACAAACTTTCATACTTTGTGGGATAGTTATATTCCAGAGTTTTACATTAAGACATACGAGCCAATTGCATTTAGTGAATCTTCAACTATTGAATTTAGTGGTATATTAGAATATCAGAGTTATTTAAAAAATTATATCGAAATGCTTTCAAATATATCGTGTAACATAACAATGACACAACAACACGAAATAGATTTTGATCAGTATTTTACACAACACTTGGGTATAATACAGATGATGTTTGGGTTATATATGAAAACTTCAATGAATACATTATTATTCATTTTCAATTAAACTATCTTAACACGAGGTGTGTTAATTCACTTGGTAATTTTTTTGTGTTTATAGATTTATCTAAATTATAACTTTCAATAATTTTTCCTTTAGATTTTTTATTATAAAAATCCCATATACTTTCTATTATATGAATAAAATTTTTATCGTTGCCTAAATCATTTATAATGTTTCTTATAGTTAGTTTAAAACTAGCCGGACTTGTTGAAAAATCTAATGTAGATTGAAACAAACGCATAATATCAAAATTTCTATAGATTTTCTTATTTTTTCCTTTGTATTTTTTTCGAACAATCCAACTTTGCAAACTATCAGGAATCCAAGCGTGACCAAAATCATTTATATAAAATATATATCCGTAATTAGGTACATAATAATTTTTACCATTTATTTTATATCTCCATACACCTCCTGGTTTTACACGTTTTACAAGAATATTATCAGAATGTAAATCAAGATGTGTTAAATTAAAATATGATTGTAAACAATAAATAGCTGTTGTAATTTGAAAATAAGCATTATACCATGTATCAATATCGTGTTTATTCCTTACCCACTGTGAAAATGTTTCAGAACCACTAATCAACTCGTTGTAATATTTACTTGAATACAGATATTGATCAGTGCAAGCTCCTTCTTCACGTTTTTTAAATGTAGATTTATAATGTAGTATAAAATGAGGTGATATTTTTTGTAATACAAGTTCATTTGTCATTCTCATAACAGCAAGTTCTATAAAATTTTCATATTTTAAAGCATTGTGACTAAAGGGTTTTTTTAAAAACCGAACTTGACGATTTTCAAGATACATTTTTTTTACTGCTACACAAGTTTGTTTATCACAATAACTATAAACTGTACCCTGAAACCCCTTACCTAATAATTTATCTTTTACAATTTGTAAGGCCCCTCTACCAGTTTTATTTAATCCTTCGGTAATCTTTTTATATAAACGTTTTCTAGTTTGTATATTATATTCCATTACTAATACTATATAAATTAATACTATATAAATTAATACTATATAAATTAATGTAAATTTTTATAACATTAATTTACTTTTTGTTTATTTAATTGTTTATTTAAGTTATTTTTTACCAGTCTTTATTTTTTTAACAACAGATTGGCGTTTTCTAGATCCCATAACAATTTCAGTAAAGCGTTTAAGGTCCTTGTCTTTACGTAATCGTAAAACAAATGCTAATATAGCATCTAATTTTGGTTTACCTAATTTTGTAAAGTTGTATCGTTTTGCAACATTTGCAATATTAGAACGTTGTTTACTAGAAAACTTTTCTAGACCACAAGAAGTAGAAACTTTTCTAATAAAATCTTGCCCTAATGCTTGTGCTAAATTTTTTGCAAAAGATGTTTTCCATGGCATAATTTGATAATAAATGTTGTAGTCCTTGCAGCAACTAATAATATCAGTAACACTTTGATCACCTGTTATTAAAACATCTGGTAAACAATTTTTAAATAATCCAGTATATTTATCATATGGTAAAGGTGTTACGTCTGCCCTAAGAGTTAATGTGCTACGTTCAGTTTTTGTTTGTTTACTGTCTTTTGTTTTAATTAAGACATTTTTATAATAACCCTTGGATTTAATATAAGCAAACAATCGTTCCAAGGTACGTTTATCTTCTAAAATGTGAGGTGGAATAACTACATCTAGTTTGCTATGTCGTTTATGATATTTTTTACACATTAGTTTTATAAAATTACCAAAACATTTACCAACATCTACACGATCATCTCTAGTTAAATGAACCATAAGATATGGATGATTAATTTTTATAGTTTTTTCAAATTTAAATCGTGTAACAAGTAATCCAAATAAATCCTTACCAATACCAGTTGGGAAATCGTATTTTTTTGGATCTGGAGCATTATATTCAGAGAATAAAAGGGTATTAAACGGGTTAGCATATGGTAAGAAGTTCTTGACAATATTTTTATTTGGTTCATAATCTGTACCAATCCAAGGAGTTACCATGATTAAATCAAAGTGATGTTTTAGATTAGCGCGTTGCGTTGGATTTCCCTTACGATCAATGTTGTATATTTTCATAGTTTTTAAATTTTCACATTCTACATATGCCTTCTTACCTGGAGTCTTTAAACAATAAATATTTTTCAAACCATTTTTGATAAAAGGTAATGGTTTAGTTGTTATCATTGTACAGTCTAATCCATACCATTGTCTCATGAAATGATACATTTTTAAAGCAAAAACAATATCACCGTATCCATAACACGGATGACAAATCAAAGCAACACGTAACTTACCACCAAGTCTAGTAGATAATCGTTCCTTATTAGCCATCATAATACGCCAAGGGACTTCGTACATTTGTTTGTAAGATTTTACAGTTTTTAATTGTTTTAGAATATCTTCCATAATAATAATTATATGCAATATTTTAAAAAAATAAAATATTGCATATAATTATAAAATGATTGAACAATTTATTTCCAACTTATTCGGAGGTGGTCTTTTAGAAGACATTCAAGCTACCAAAGCTAAACTTAAACACTCCGCTATTCGCCCAGAGCTTATGGAAGCTAAACAACGATTACGTCACAGGGGTGAAGTATATAATATTTCTCGAGGTAAAATTTGCTCAGTTGGTAAACGTCTTTCTAAAAATAAACGTTGTATTAAAAACAAATTAGCATCTCCTGTTAAAAAAGTCAAGTCCCCTAAACGCAAGTCCCCTAAACGCAAGTCCCCTAAACGCAAGTCCCCTAAAGTCAAGTCCCCTAAACGCAAGTCCCCTAAACGCAAGTCCCCTAAACGCAAGTCCCCTAAAGTCAAGTCCCCTAAACGCAAGTCTAAGAAAGTCAAGTCCCCTAAACGCAAGTCTAAGAAAGTCAAGTCCCCTAAACGCAAGTCTAAGACCGTAAAGTCTAAGAAAGTCTAAGACCGTTAAACGCAAATAAATAACGTTCAATGTATTTATTGTTAGTTTAAAGAGAATTTAAACGTTTTATGTTTAAATTTTGAATTGTGTAGATTATGTAAAAATTAATTACTGTAGTTTAAAAACAATAAATAATAAATAATAAATGGCAATAACTTATTATTTATTTTTAGATAAAGAATTTTGTATACAAAATGTTTTTGAAAATTTGCAAGAGAATATCTTAGAACCAGGTATTGTATATAAAGAAATTAAAGAACACCCTATTTTACCTCCATATATAGTAATAGTATCCATATACAAAGATCAATATTTGTTAGAAAAAGTTAAGGAAGAGTTAGAAGACATGGGTTACGATAAATCTTTTGAAATTGTTAAAGCACTTGTGTAGGTACATTTTACGTATAATAAATTGATTTTTTTTTGTAAAAACATTAATATTAACTATGAGTACTTCTAATAATCAAAATCGCACTTTCCCAAAACTTTTTGGCAGTGATGTCAAAGGAAAAACAAAGGAATGGAATGTTATTGTAGTTAATAATGGAGATCATTCTGTTATTGAAATTGAATACGGATATGTATCCGGAAAAATGACTAAAAGCACAAAAAAAATTACATCTGGAAAAAATATTGGCAAACGCAATGAAACAACTCATTTTGAACAAGCCGTTCTTGAAGCTCAATCTAAATGGAAGAAAAAGACTGAACAAGAATTTTCTGAAAATGTTTTTAATGGAGAGAATAAAGGTGTCGAACCTTTTGAAAATGATCATAAACCTACTGACATCACTTGTGAAAAAATTATCTTTCCTATGTTGGCATGTGATTTTCAGAAATTCAAACACAAAGTAAAGTATCCTATATATATTCAACCCAAACTTGATGGTTACAGAATGATTTTTAATAGCCAAAACAAGTCATGTAACTCAAGACAGGGTAAATCATTTAGTTCTATTAAGCGTACTTGTTTATATAAGGAATTAACTTCTATAAGTGAATCCATTATTCTTGATGGAGAATTGTATCAACACGGAGGCGTGTTTGAACATCTTGGAATTCTCAGAAAAAAGAAACTTGATGAATCTGATTACGAAAAACTTGAACAGATTGAATATCACGTTTATGATTATATCGATGAAACCAAGACTTACACGGAACGACTGGATGTTTTAAAAATATTTTTTAGCAAAAATTCATTCAAGCACATTTGTTTTGTCGAAACTCGTACTGTCTCATCAGAGAATGAACTTAAAGATCAACATTTAGCTTTTGTTAAATCAAATTACGAGGGAAGTATTGTAAGAACTGGTTCGGGAAAATATCGTTGCAAAGCCAGATCACAAGATCTTTTAAAGTTTAAAGATTTTGCAGACTCTGAATACAGAATCATTGGTTTTACTAGTGAACAAGACACTGCTTCTAACAAAGACTTGATTGTATGGGTTTGTGTAAATGAAAATGGCGATAAATTCAATGTTAGGCCAAAGGGTACAAGAGAAGAACGCAATGAACTTTACCAACGTGGACATGAATTTATTGGACAACAAATTCAAGTCAAATACTTTGAACTTACTGATTCTGGTATTCCAAGATTTCCAACAACAAAATCTGAATCATATACAAGTTATATTAGAAACATTATTGAATAAAATGTTGTTGAATTGAATAGGGTAATTTACTTTGATGTTTAATATAAGCGATGTTTGTTTAACGGTAAAAATGTAATTTATTTTTATTTACTGATAATAGAGTAAATAAAATGAGTAATCAATTTTCGATGAAGGGATCGACAAAACCATTAAAGGGTATGACAGTATCCTCTAATTTTGGTTCATTTGAAACCTTGACAGCTACTAATTTGCAATTAGAATCTATTAATATTGCTGGTCTTTTTGAAGATGGTGTTTTCCAAAATGTTGTTATAAAAGATTCTCAGATTTTTAATACTGTTATTGGTGCAGAAGGTCCTAATGTGGGTTATTTTAGTGATCTTAGAACAAATCAAGATGTTAAATTTATAAGTAATATGTTTACTTCGTATGTTCAATGGGATCCATCAACTGCTGTTTTTAATATCAATGATTCTACATTGCGAGTAAATGAATGTTCTTATTTAGGAAATTTGGAAATTTGTGAGAATTTTATTAGAGCAACAAATTTAGATGGAAGTATTAATTTATTTCCTCAGGGGAATGGTACTGTTTATATTTGGGGTCCAACTTATATAAGTACATCTACTGGTAGTTTTTATGCAGAATTTGTAAGTGGTGGATCTTCATTATTAACAAAGGACAATATTAGTTTTTATTCAAGTGAAGGTTCAAGTAGTTTAACTACATATGATAATCAAACATTTACGACAACAAATGGTGACATAGAATTCGTTACAAATACTACTAAAAATATCAATGTTTCAAATATTCAGACAACTTCTGGTAATACAATTGTATCAACATATGGATATCATAATGTAAAAACAGGGGATGTGATCACGTTATCTAGTGCTGGTAGTTTAGGTGGAACGTATACTGTGGGATCATTATATACTAAACAACAATTTGGTTTAGTGCCAAATACAACAACAGCAAGTGCAATTACTACAGGTACTTATTCTAAAATACCAAGTAATAATATTATACTAAATACTGAATCGTTTGTAAAAATACCAACTGATACACGATTAGTTTTGGGGACAACTTCAAATGCAATATCTGGAAATACTGGAAGTTTATTGATTGCAAGTAATGGTGACACTGTGTTTTCTGTTCCTACTTCTAACTCTATTCTTATACCACAAACAACACGTATTCAGTTTGCAGGGGAGTATAATACAGCAGGGAGTTATACGTCTAATGGGAACTATATAAATTATGATTCTTCAGCAATAAATATAGTTACAACAAATCAGTTAACTGCGACCGGACCGCTTACTCAAATTGATTCTACAAATACACGTCTTTATGATCCTATTTTAACAATAGCTGATTATTCTTTATCTGCATCAGATAGTAAAGATAGAGGTATAGAGTTTCGTTATTACGATACATCAAGTGGTTCTATGAAATTAGGTTGGTTTGGTTATAAAGTAGATAGTGGACACTTTACACTTATACCAGATGCAACTAATATTAATGAAACTATTTATGGTAATGCTGGTACATTAGATGTTGGGGATATTTCTACAAAGAATATAAGTATTAACTCTGGTGGTACATTAAATACAAATTGTGGAAGCATAACAAATGTAAGAAATATTTCTGGATGTTCAGGTATTATAAATGTAAATGCATCAAACTACTTGAATATAACAGGTGGATCAAGAATTTCTTTAGTTTCTGATGGTGATATTTATATACCAAATAATATACCAATAACATTAGGAACATCTGGAACTTCCGTAGTAGAAGAAACATCTGGTAACGTACGTGTTACAGGATCTAGAAACATTAGATTTTTAACACAAAGTAATGGATCTATTAGTGTACCGGTGGGGACTTATGTGTCATTTGATGGTACATCAGGGGGTTCGCAACGGATATCATCTAATACGACTGGTGATTTGGTAGTAACTGGAAACAAAAATGTTTATTTGACAGTAACAAGTGGTAATTTTATATTATATCCAAGAAATGGTGTTAGTGCAACTTCTAGTAATATTCAGTTTGGTAATTCAAGTGAATTATTATGGGGTAGTACAGCTGGTATAAATTTGTTAACAAATAGTTCAAGTGGTACCGTTAATCAAATTGCTTCAAGTAATGTAAACATTTCAAGTTCTATAGGAAATATTGTTTTAACAACTTATACAGGTGATATTGGTTTATTTTCGACAAGTGGTAATGTAAGGGTCCTTCCAACAACTAGATTAGTTTTTGATATATCAGGAACATCAAATAGTATTAGATACGATTCGTCAAATTTGGTGATTAATGGTGGTGGTACAACTGGGGTAGATATAAAAAACGCAAACACTATTAATTTAGGTGCAAGTACAAGTGTAAATGTAACAACTGGTACGCCTGTAAATTTTTCAGGAGATCTTAAACGTTTTATTGTTACAGATACGGTTTCAAATTTTTACATATCAAATACAATAACATCAGGTTCAATTATAGTTAGTTCAGCTACAACTTTTATTAACAATGGTACATCGGGGACATTAAATGTTATAAATAACATATCAAACATTTCAACAGCTACTATAACTATAACAGGAACGTCAGGTAGTGTTTTAAATGTTAATACTGAAAATGTTAGAATTCAGGATCCTATACTTTCACTTGCAAACTACAATCCTTCCCAAAACGATAATAAAGACAGGGGTGTAGAGTATAATTATCGTTTGGTAACAACAGGATCATTGAAATCTGGCTGGTTTGGTTGGAAAAATTCAACATCACGTTTTACATATTATTCAGATGCAGTAAATACTGGAGAAACAATTGCAGGAACTATTGGAAGTGCGGAATTTGATAGTGTATATTTAAAAAACACAATTGCATTTTCAAACTCTGGTGTATTAGATATGAATTGTGGTACTATAGCTAATCTAAGGACTATCATAGGATGTTCTGGAGTGGTAAATGTTATAGGTACAAATAGTGTTAATATATCAAGTAGTAATATAATGTTGGAAAGTACTACTAAAGTTCAAATACCATATAATATACCCCTGTCATTTGGATCAACTACAAATTCTATTGCGTCTGATTCTAATGGAACAATGACTATAACTTCAAATAATGGGAATGGTACTATTGTTTTTAATTCAAATATTCAAATTAATGGGACAACAAATACAGTTTATAGTACAGTTACTAATCTTCAAGACCCAATTTTTTCACTTGGTGGTGTTACAGGGCCTATTATTAATGATCTTAAAGATAGAGGTATTGAATTTAAATGGAATGTTAATTCAGGTATAAGTGGTAGTAGAACTGGTTTTTTCGGTTATAAAAATAATTTGGGTAGGTTTGTGTTTATTCAGAGTGGTACTAATGTGGATGAAGTATATACTGGTACGTATGGTGATGTACAGTTTGGTGATGGATATTTTACAAATTTAGATTTAGCAAATGGAACAATTTCAAATGTTAATATAATTTCTGGTGGTAGAGTAAGTATAGTTTCAACTGGTGGAACTTTAAATTTAAGTAGTGGGAACATATTAGTTCCATATGATAGCCGTGTTGCATTTGGAACAACTGTTAATTCGATTAGTGCAAATACGAATGGTAATTTAACAATTACTTCAACGGAAGATATATCCTTGGTGACACCTACGTCAGGAAATGGTTCAGTGCGTATTTTAGAAAACACACCCCTATTTTTTGGTTCAGATAATTCAGATTACATTGTTAGAAATACAAGTAATAACTTGCAAATTGTAAATACAGTGGGTAATATAGAAATGTATCCTAAAACTTCATCTGGTAGTGTATTAGTACCTACACATACATATTTAGCATTTGGATCTACTGAAAATAGCATAGTTAGTAATGGTCAAGAGTTAATGTTGAATGGTTATAATGGAATAAGTATTAATACGACGAATTTTACAATTTCTGGTAATGTAAATATTATAGGTACTATTAGTGCAGCAGTAGATAAAGATTTTGATATTAATACCTATATTTTACCACTTGGTACATCACAAGTTTTAAATATTTCAAGAGTTGATAATTATAGTACAGTTGGAAATGTTAAAATAACAACAACTACACAACACAACTTGGTTGTAGGTGATGATGTAACCATTAGAAATACCAATAGTAAACCTAGTATTGATGGGACTTATACAATTAATCAAATCGTTGATTCTACTTCATTTGTTGTAATTTATTCTAGTGGTATAACATCAAGTGGTCTTGACAATGGATCTGTTAAAAGTAATTTAACAACTTACCAGGGAAAAGATGTAGGTATTCAGGTTAATTATTGGACTACATCAGGAAATGTTAATTTAACATCTGGTACATTAGGTTATAAAACTGGGTTTTTTGGTTTTAAAAACAACACGGAAAGATGGACATATTATAAAAACGCTACAATAAGTAATAATATTGTAACAGGTGACCTAAGTGATATAGAAGTAAATAAAGTTTTTACGAGTCGAATATCTGGATTTATATTAGATGGTAATATTACAGCAGGGTCAAATGCTATTATTGGTAGTAATTTTCAAATATCTGGAGGTACTATAAATGGAACACCTATTGGTGTAAATACGGCACAATCTGGTAGATTTACCAATTTGAGTAATACCGTTTCTGCAAACTTTTCAAATGTTACTTTGTCATCTTCTTTAGCTTATACTTTTGAAAGATATACGCTTTCTTCTGGTATTTTACCAACAAGAAATCCCAGTACGTCTTTTATTGTTTCATTATTTTCTGTTTCTGGTGTTAATTATACTAGTTCTTCTGGTACTATGCCTAGTAATAGTGCTAATATACCAGATGGTACTTTAAAAATTTTAGTATGTAGTTCTATGGGTGTTGGATGTTCTCATACAGTATTCTTTGGAGCTAATAAATTGATTACTCCTAATCCATTAAATACATCAGCTCAAGCTACAAGGATTACATTTAAACGTCAAGGGCAAAGTGCACAATTGATGTTTGATGCACAAAGTAATAATAGTCAAGGGTCATGGATACTGCTATCCAATGGTGTGTATGTTAGTTAATTTGTGGTAAATTTTTATTAATCATAAAAAAATGAATAATAAATAAAAGAATTACATGTTGCAATAAGATGTCATTATATAACCAAACAAAAAATGAAAACGATGCTGATTTTGCTGATAGTATGTTGGACAAAATTCGTGATTTATTGATTGATCATAATCGTGAAACAGGAATGAATATTCCTACAGAATATGATTTAGAGTTATCGGATACGCAAAGAAATGCATTTTCAAAATTTAGATCTGGTAAATCTATGTTGATTTTGGGTAGTGCAGGTACTGGGAAAACTAGATTAGTAAAAGAATTTTACAAGTATGTAAAAAGAAATAACGAAACTAAAACAATGTATATAACATCTACTACTGGTATTTCAGCTTACAATATTGGTGGAATAACTATCAATAGTTTTATGGGTATTGGTACAGGTGATGCTTCAATTGATGTTTTATTAAAACGTCTCCGATATAAAATTGGTATCAAGGATCGTATTCGTAGGACTGATATACTTGTAATTGATGAAATTAGTATGATGTCTGCTTCTATCTTTGAAAAAATCAATGTTATTTTTCAAACACTTCGTAAATCAAGATTACCTTTTGGTGGTATACAATTGATTTTAACAGGTGATTTTCTACAATTGGAGACAATTTTTTCAAATCCAAATGCAGATAACCGTTTTATTATTGAAAGTGAACTTTTTAAAAAGATGTTTAGCAAATCAACGGTTGTTTTAAAAGAAAATTTCCGTCAACGTTCAGATAACAAGTATATTGATATTTTAATGAGAATAAGACGTGCAGAACAAACTGATGCTGATGTGTCAAGTTTACTTGAACGTTTATTAAAACGAGGACAACAAAAGGGTGAAGTTGTTCATTTAGTTAGTAGTAATTGGAAAGCTCAACAAATTAACACAGAAAGATTGGCATCTATAAATTCACCAGAATCATATTATGAGACAGTTTGTATAAAAACTGGTGACAAAGATACGTGTGAATTATTACAAAAAGAATTACAAAATCAATTTTCACAACGAGGAATTGAAACAGTAGCCTTAAGAAAGGGTTGTCGTGTACTATTGATTAAAAATTTGGATGTGGAAAATGGTTTAGTGAATGGTTCGATAGGGACAGTTGAAGATTTGTTTACAGATGGTGTTAAAGTAAAATTCGATAATGGAGTTACACAAATTATAAACAGGGTAGAGTGGGAAATTGAACTTGACAATGCAAGAGTTGTTCTTCAACAAATTCCACTTATGTTATCTTATAGTATTACAATTCATAAATCACAAAGTTTATCATTGGATAATGCTGTTTTAGATTTGGCTGATTGTTTTTGTAATCATATGGTATACGTTGCTTTGAGCAGAGTAAGATCATTATCTGGATTATATCTTAAGTCATTTAATCCAAAAAAAATAACAGTCAATCCAAAATTATTGGAATTTATCAATGCAATTGAAAACGAAGATGTATGTAAAATTTAAATAAATAGTGAAGCAAGAATACAAATAAATAAAAAATTGAATTTAATTCAAAAACATAATAAAAATACACTTTAACAAATGAACACTACAGAACAAAAACAAATGAACACTGCAAAACTTGAAATGAAAAAATTGAATTTAATTCAAAAAAATAATATTATCGCAAATGGTATAATTCATAATGATTAATTCATTTACATAAATTTTTGAAACCATACGGTATAGTTTAATTTTTTTAATTGTATATTCTTTAAAAATTTCTAGTTTACAAAACTGTATCTAGCTTTTATTAAGAATTTTCCTTTGAATTATTTTAAATATTTGCTAACTTCAATAAAACTAAATTGCAAATTGGTTATTTTAACTTTCTATATTTATATGAAATTCATCAAATATTTCACTAATTAATTTATAACTGTCATTTACAATATTTATAAATTTGTCCTCGTCTACAACATTATTATCTAAATAATCTTTGAATTCATTTATCAATTCCTTTGAATTGTTATATGTTAAAAAATCTATATGATCTGGTAAATATTTAGATAATAATTTTCCTCCAAATAACAAACCTAAAATAAACATATATCCATGTTCTAAAGGGTGTTCCTTACAACGATTTAATAATTTATTCATATTTGATGATATGTAATAAGAGACGTTTATATCCTTGTATAATTTACTAAATAACGATCTAAAAGGTTCCCATTCTGATCTATCGTCTTCCAAACGTCTTTGTATTTCACTTTGAATATATTTTATACACATTTTATTCATATTGATATACATTTCTCCAGCATCCTTGTTGGTTCTAATTAAATTTACAAATTTATGTGTATCTACCACTTTATGACTTGATTTTGTACTATTATATAATCTTTCTCTAAACATACTAGTTTTAAAAATCATTTTTTACTCATCATTTTAACGTATATGTAAATGATTGTAAATGATTGTAAATAATTGTTAAAAAATTTTATAACATTATATCAACTTGTTCAGTTTCCTTAAGTTTTGTGGCTCCAGTATAAGGGTAAGCTAAATGTTTGTCGAGTAAATATTGAGACAACATAATTGATTTGGTATTATCAGTATATACATCAGCGAGTAATCTTCCATATTTATCAAAGTCTTTGCATTCTAAATATACTATGAAAACAGATTCGTTTAATATTCGTTTGATATCTGTTCTAGTTATATTTATATCATATTCTTGCTTCGTGTCTTGTTTTGTGTCTTGTTTTGTGTCTTGCGTTATTAAACATAATAGTTCTAATCGTGCTTTTAGGGCAAGTATTTTATTGTCTTGATTTTTACTTTTCATTTCACAAGTATCTATTCCATTTATCCGTACATGATATTTGTAGTATGAATTAAAAACTGGTAGAATAATTACAAGGCTATCACCATCTATAATATCTACTAAACGTCCTGGTATAAAACTTCCATCAAGCGTGAATTCTGATGTGTTTATGTCATAATTATTAAAATTGTATTCATTCATTTATTAATACTGTACAAATTAAGTTTTGGTTAAATTTATCACGATTTAAAGTTAAAATTCTTAATTGTATTATTATGTCAACTAAAGGGGTAAAAAAATTAGATAATGATTTAAATTCAAAAAAGTGGGTTAAAAAAAATTATAGAAAAGTGTTGGAAATTGCTAATGCAAAAATTTCGGCTTCTATTGAAACAAATGATCAATCCAAGGTTAAAAAATATCGTTTAGAGGCAATTGATATAATTCGAAATTTTCTTAATAAGTTGGATTTGCGAGATTATTTATTACTTGATAGTAATCCGGAGGTACCCCAAAATATTTTTTGTGAAAGTTATTTTACACTTGGAACATTATATAAAAGTTATGTTGAGACAGAAATGCAAGGAGATATTGATTTACGTAGACAAAATGAGGCTAATAGAAATAAAAACATCGAAATATTTTCTAAAGAATTGGAGACAATGTTTAGAGAAGCTCTTAATTGTTTTGTAATGATTTTACGTGTTCGTTTTGAGGATGACCTAGCTTTAAAACAAATTACTAGTATATACACGTATATGAGTTTATTTGCAGGTGATTTGAATACTTGTTTAAGTTATATGAATGAAGCGTTAATATATGTACCAGATAATCCGACAATTCATTATAATTTAGGGTATATACATCAAAGATTGAATCGTTTAGATGCAAGTTTGATTCATTACAAGTTATCTATACATTTAATGGATAATATCAAACAAGATACTAATGAATTAAAGGAGGAATATAGAAGATTACGTATAAATGATTACAATGGTATATCTAGTATTTTTCGTGCATTAAAACAATGGCCAGAAGCTTTGCATTATTTGTTAAAAGCTGAACGGATAGATGGTTTAGATCCAGATATTCAAAATCAGTTGGGTGTGGTGTATACAGAAATGCGTAGAACAGATTTGGCAGAAACGGCTTATAATATGGCAATTAAAAATTACAAACGAGCTTTTGTATCAACTGACCACACGTTCCTATTATCCGAGTTGTATTTAAATTTAGGTCATATGCATTCTTATAATGGTGACAATCATAAATCAGTTGAGTGTTATAATAAATCATTACAGACATGTCCAAAGTTTAATTTACCATTTCAAAACAAGATTATGAACTTAAATTATCTTTTTGATCAATTAGAGGATAAGATGTATATAACAAATCAACATCGTTTAGTGAATAAATTATACAAGGGTGTGGGTAATAATCCAATATATAAATTTGGCGGGGATTTTTACAATACAGAAAAAATAAATATAGGTATTATATCGGGTGATTTTGTTGATCATCCTGTTAGTTTTTTTATAAGTACATTTTTGAAAAAGTTTGACAATACACGTTTTAATGTAACTTGTTATTCTGAATGTATTATAAATACTGGACTTTACAACGATAATTTAAGATTTACGACAATTAAAAACTTATCTGGTCAACAAGCAGCTGATGTTATTTACAAAGACAAGGTTCATGTGTTGTTTGATTTAGCTGGTCATACAGCATTTAATAGATTGGATGTTTTTGCTCTAAAACCAAGTCCTATTCAAATTACTTATATTGGATATCCATTTACAACTGGGTTGAATGAAATGAATTATCGTATTACTGATAACGTATGCGATGGAGATTTATCTGTTTCTCAAAAATTTTATACAGAACGTTTAGTAGCTTTGAAAAATTGTTTTTTGTGCTATGATCCTACTGTGATTAGTAATAATGGTCAAGGTAATAAATCACTTCACGAAATAAAATTACGTGAGCGTGATGGGTTTATAAATATTGGGTGTTTTAATAGAATTAATAAAATTACAGAAGGAGTAGTCGATTTATTCAATAAAGTTTTACTTGGAGTCCCACAGACGCGTTTAATTTTGAAAACAAAGGCGTTGATAAATAAAAAAATAAGGGAAAATTTTATTAAACGTTTTGACAAAAGTGTTCAAAATAGAATTCGTGTTTTGGAATGTACAATAACACACGATGATCATTTATTAACATATAATGACATTGATATTGCGATTGATACATTTCCGTACTCTGGAACAACAACAACTTGTGAGGCATTGTATATGGGTGTACCAGTATTTTCTATTTATGATAACAAATATTATTTTCATGCTCAAAATGTATCTTGTAGTATTTTGAAAAACAGTGGTTTGGAAGAATATATTATAAGTGAAAATGATAATTTAATAGAAAGGATATCTGGGTTTGTTGAGAAAATTGATGATGTAATGTTTTGGGATAGTCTTAAAACTCAAACGCGTTCAAAATTTAATAGTGGCTTGGTATGTAATAAGACAGAATACATGAAAAATTTCCAAATGTTGATAACAACTTTATTTACCGATCATAAAAACAATAAACAATAAACAATAAACAATAAACTGTAAAAAAACGTACATAGTGTTTAACGCTTGAAATCCCCGACCAATTATTTTCATCGTGATAAAAAATACAATTTAGAAAAAAAAAATATATTTATAAATATTATAATATGACATTAAAAGAACAAAAATCAAAAGATCACGATCATATTTTCGGTTCAGCTTGGGTTTATAAGACAGCAAAAGCTGATTGGGTAAAAATAGTTCCTCCAGAAATAGGAGACATTAAATTTTCAGTTAGATCAGATGCTCACGTGGGTTGGTTGAAATGTGATGGTTCAGCCATTTCAAGAACAGCATATGCTGATTTATGGGCAGTTATTGGTACTAACTTTGGTGCTGGAAATGGTACAACAACATTTAACCTTCCAGATGCAAGAGGACGTGTTTTAGGAGGTATTGGTACAGGGAGAAATAACGATAATACCGATAATCTTACTGCTAGAACGTTAGGTGCAAAAGTCGGTGCAGAAACACATACTTTAACTGTTGATGAAATGCCAGCTCACACTCATACTTATTCAGGTGTTGCTGGACAAGGTAATTTTAGTGGAGGTGTTGATAATTCAGCTGATGAAGCAAACAGACCAACTGAAAACACTACTTCTACTGGCGGGGGTGATGCTCATAATAATATGCAACCAACTCTTTTTATCGGTAACACTTTTATTTTTGCAAAACATCAAACAGACGCAGTTCCTGCTTAAATTTTCATTTTACAAAATTTTATTTTATGTATTTATTGTATATAAAATAATGTTTCGTTTATTGTTTATATTTTTGATTTTATGGGCTTTATACAAATTGCAAACTACTACACAAGAACAATTTCGTAATAATTGTTGGTGTGGCAGATGCCCTTTATGTAGGAGTAGATCAGAATGCCCTACAAGAAATATGTCTTATGATATAAGAGGAGAAGCGTACTTTCCATTAACGAGAAATTTTCCATTTGACAATTCTGTTATTGGTCCGAGTAATAGAACATGTTACCCTAAAAGATTTTGGGGAAATTAAACAGTTTGAGTAGCTGTAGAACTAGTTGTAGAACTTGTAGATGTAGATGTAGCTGTAGATGTAGCTGTAGCTGTAGCTGTAGATGTAGTTGTAACACTTGTTGTAGCACTAGTTGTAGCACTAATTGTAGGTGTAGCACTTGTAGACTTTGATTTCTTATCCTTTTGTCTAAAGTTTTTATTACGACCTCTACGATTATGTTCAGTTTCATTTTCAGTATGAGTGACATTGTCTTCTGGTTTATTTCTACGTCTTTTAAAGAGACCTACGTCAGAAATTACATCATCAATACCAGCTTTATGTTTATGTATACCAAAATCATCTGTACTTTTTGCAAATACTATTGGATTTAATAAGCTAAACAAAATTAGTAAATTTTTAACCATTTGTTTATAATTTGTGATTTATAAACAAATGTTTAAATTTTTTCTTAAACGTTCGTAGCTGTAGATTAATATAGTTGTATAATACAAACTTTAATGTCCATTAATTTGGTTTATATTTGTGTATTTTGCAATGAGCAATTTGTAAATTTTGTTGATTTATTTTTAGAATCGGTGGATACTTTTGGTAACATTGATAGTAATACTGATATTATTATTTTTACACATCCAGATTTTGCAAATAGTATAAACGATGTTATATCAAAATACAATTTACCGATTAAAATTTATGAAATGGATTTAAATACAATTGTTGAGGCAAAATATTCAAGATTGTTAATTTTTGATACACCTTTTATAAACAAATACCAAAAGATTTTATACTTGGACACGGATATACTTGTAATAAATAGTTTATCTAAAATTTTTAATAATGATTTAGATGAAAAACTATATGTGGTTAGGGAATGTGATATTGGTTCTTCATATTTTGGAGGGAATTTATTTGATTTTAAAAAAATAGATCCCAAAACCCCAGCATTTAACAGTGGTGTGCTACTATTCAAAAATTGTCAAGTTATAAAGGTGTTGTTTAAAACTATATTAGATGATATTATAGATTATTATGTAATTGGTAAACGAACTGCAGGGTGTATAGACCAGCCCTTTTTTAATTATCATACAATAACGAAATCTTTACATGAAATGAATTTACTAAGTGGTATTTCAACAAATAATCCACAGTCATATAGAGATAATCCTAATCTGGTAGTTTGTCATTTTGCTGGAAAATATACAGACTTTGAACAAAAGCATGATAATATAAAAAAGTTTTTTGAAAATTTTAAAACACAGTTTAAAAATTAAGTAAATAATTGTATATTGTGTTTGTTTCTTGCATTATTAATATTAGTAAAAATTAATGGATGAATCAAACGTTAAAGATTTAAAGCAACTAATTGGGACAACCGTTAATAAATACACTATAACTAGATATATAAGTTCAGGGTCTTTTGGTAATGTATTTGAAGCAGTTCATAAAACAACAGGTGACACGGTTGCCCTAAAGATTCCTATAAAAAATAAAGATCGTGATGGGTTACCGGCATTAATGGATGAAGCTAGAGTATATAAACACATATCAAATCCTGAGCGTGGTATTGCAAATATGAAAATTGTACAAAGTAAAGATACAAAGATAATAGTTATGGATTTACTAGGTGGAAGTTTAGAAGCACTTTTAGGCAAACATAAACATTTTGGTATGAAAACAATAATTTTATTAGCAATGTCAATGATAGATATAATGAAGCACGTTCATAGTTGTGGTTATATACATAGAGATATTAAACCTGATAATTTTGCTGTAGGTTACAAAGAATCTCAAAAATTGTACTGTATAGATTTTGGATTATCTAGAAAATATTTAAAGAGAAATGGAAATCATATAGATTTTTCTGATAAAAAACGTTTTTGTGGAACAGCTAGATATGCTAGTATAGCAGCTCATATGAATCATGAGCAATCTAGAAAAGACGATTTAGAATCTATAGCGTACATATTAACATACATGTATAAGGGTAAGTTACCTTGGCAGGGAATAAAACACAAGGAAAAAAAGGAGCGTTACAAACTGATTGGTGAAAAGAAAATTGCGACGACTCCTGAAGTATTATGTAAAGATATGCCAAAGGAATTTGTGATATTTTTGAAATATGTTAGAAACCTAGATTTTGATGAAAAACCTCACTATTCTGCTTTAAAAAAGATGTTTTTTAATCTTTACAGATCAAGAAATTACAAGAATGACAAATTGGAATGGGAAAAATAAAGCAATATATATTCAAAAGGTTATGTTTTTAAAATAATGCGTTTTTAATTTAAAAATAAAATAGAATAGAGTATATAACCTACACATCATATACAAATGATAGAAGAAGTAAAAACAGATAATAATTGTATAATAAGAGCATTTGAAAATAATCCTATATCTATTTTAAAAGAAAATATTGATGATAAACATATATATTATTTCAAAGCATCTGATATTGGTAAAGTATTAGGTATTGTAAATATTAGAACAAGTATAATGAATTTTGACGAAGATGAGAAGGTAGTACGTACTACGTACTCATCAAATAGTGGAAATCCAGATATTATATTTTTAACAAGCGGAGGTGTTTATCGTTTACTTTACAACTCCAAAAAAGAAGTAGCAAAGAAGTTTAGAAAATGGGCTGGAAATATTCTTGATGATATTATATTTAATGAATCGGCAGAATTAAAGAAACAACTAAAAGAAAAAGAAGAACAATTACAATTAAAGGAAAATGATTTGCAATCTCAAAAATTATTAGTAAAAAAAAAGGATAAAGAATTAAAACAGATGGCGAAAAAAATTTCATTAGATTGGTTATACGTAGCAGTGACTGATAATGTACAAGGCGTATCTAAAATAGGTATTACCGAGGAAATTTTGAAAAGAATAGATGGGCATTTGAGTAGTAATCCTGGTTTCAAATATGTGTTTACATATCAATCAAAAAATAATAAATTGATAGAGAAATGTATTAAGGCGTTGTTAGATCCGTTTATAACAAATAAAAACGAATGGTTTAACATAGAATCATGTGATCTTATATATATAGTAGAATTTTTTATTGAATTATTTGATAAAAACAATGGAAGCGAAGACCCTAAATTAATAATAGATTTTATTAAAAATATTTCTAAAAAAGAATTACCCCAAGAATTTATATGTAATGAATTGTATGATGATTTTTTTGAAACCAATATGGATATAGATAGTAACGGTGATAAAAATTATAAATGTACATTAATAAGTATTCAAAGGGAATTTGAAAAGTATTTAAAAGAACACGGGTTCAATAAACAAATTCGAGCAAACGTAAAATTTTTGGATGTTTACACGTTAGATATAAAAAGATATGTCAAATATAAATTCAACAAGACATGTGAAAGAATTAATATAGATGATGCAAAAAGTAATATACATATAGGAAGTACGTTTGGATTTTGTGGATTTAGAATGAAACGGTTATACGTAGATACATATTTTGATAGTGCTGTTTATAAGAATTTTATAGATAAATATTTGGTCATAACAAAAACGGAACATGACGAGGTTTCTTTATCGCAAATTTTAACAGTTTTTGACAAATATCTTAAAGATAATAATATAAATTCCAAGTTAGTAAAACAAAAGAATTACTTTAAAACTTCGTTTAGGGAAGAACTTTTAAAAACAATAGAAACTTTTATTGGAGTAAAATCAATAAAACGAACAAATAACAGTAAAAGAAATGGATATTCATTTTTTACAGGGATCAAATTTATTGCATAAAATGTTTAATTATTTTAGAAAATGCGTTAATTAAACATTTAATAATGAATTACGGGAAAAAAAAATATTTACTTATAGTATAAAAACAATGATTGAAAACTTTATCTCAAATTTGTTGGGTGGTGCTAAGAAGTCAAGATCTCACAAGAAATCAAGATCTCACAAGAAACGAGTAGTAGGAGCCCCTGCTGGATCCCCTAAATCTTTATCATTAGGTACTAAGAGAAAGGGACGTAACGGTAAAATGTATCAAGTTAACTTTAAGGGTACAAAACATGTTTGGGAACGATGTGTAAAGGGAAAATGTTCAGGACAAGGAAAGGTTCAAGCCGGACCTTCTCCTCAAGCTGGAGGAGCTAAGCGTAAATCCAAAAAACGATCTACTAAGAGAAAGTCAAAGAAGGTCAAGTCTCCAAAACGTAAATCTAAAAAACGATCTACCAAGAGAAAGTCCAAGAAAGTCAAGTCTCCAAAACGTAAATCTAAAAAACGATCTACCAAGAGAAAGTCCAAGAAAGTCAAGTCTCCAAAACGTAAATCTAAAAAACGATCTACCAAGAGAAAGTCATCTAAAAAGGTCAAATCTCCAAAACGTAAATCTAAAAAACGATCTACCAAGAGAAAGTCATCTAAAAAGGTCAAATCTCCAAAACGTAAATCTAAAAAACGATCTACCAAGAGAAAGTCCAAGAAAGTCAAATCTCCAAAACGTAAATCCAAGAAACGATCTACCAAGAGAAAGTCATCTAAGAAGGTCAAATCTCCAAAACGTAAATCCAAGAAACGATCTACCAAGAGAAAGTCAAAGAAAGTCAAGTCTCCAAAACGTAAATCTAAAAAACGATCTACCAAGAGAAAGTCAAAGAAAGTCAAGTCTCCAAAACGTAAATCTAAAAAACGATCTACCAAGAGAAAGTCCAAGAAAGCCAAGGTAAGCTCTACTAAATCTTCACAATCGTCAAAGCCTAAGAAATCAAAGTCTCCTAGACGTAAGTCTAAGAAATCAAAGTCTCCTAAACGTAAGTCTAAGAAATCAAAGTCTCCTAAACGTAAGTCTAAGAAATCAAAGTCTCCTAAACGTAAGTCTAAGAAATCAAAGTCCCCTAAACGATCTTCTAAGAAATATTAAATAAAGAAGATAAAGAAGTGAGAATTTTATAATTAATTTTATATTATATACAAAATATAAAATATAAAAATGGTTCTTCCTACTTCTCATTTTATGTTTTCGTCCCGTTTTAAAGATAATAAACTATAATATTAATAGATGAAAGTATTTGCAAAAAAAAGTACTGCTTTAAAATATTTAAAACCTGGTGATATCCTGTGTAATACTGATATCAAGAAATTTTTTATATTAAAAAGTTATAGTTCATTCGAAAAACTAATACGTGATGAATACACTGAAACACGAGCTCCAAGTTATTATGAGTTTATACAAGAAGCTGCTGTAGTTAAATATTTTATGGATATAGAAATATATAGGGATAAAAATCCTGAGGAGTATAATAATCATATTAATTTGATATGTTCTGTATGTGATAAATTAAAGGATATATTTAGAGATACATATAATATAGATACAGTTAAAACAATTGTATTAGAATCTCATAATGAAAGTAAACGTTCATATCACGTTATTGTTATTTTACAAAAGGGGGGAGATTATGTTTATTTTAAAAATGTAAAAGGATTAAAGAAATTTACAGACTATATTTTCAGAGATTTAACTGTAAATAAAATAGTAGATTTATCAGTTTACAGAGAGGGATTATTTAGAACATATTTAAGTAGTAAAAGTGGGGAATATAGACCACTTGTTATATCAGAAGTGAGTGATCCATTTGAATTTCAAGAAACGTTTGTATGTTACCTTTGCAACAACACAGATGACAAAACAGTTGTTATTGATACTAATTCTGAACAATTTAAGGTGTACTATAAAGATAAAGATAAAGATATAGATGAAATTAAAACTGAATTTACAGAGGTAGTAGACGTAGATACAGTTAATGGGACTCGTTTACCTATTCAAAAGGAATTAAATAGTAGTGATTGTGATATAATAAGACATTTTGTTAGAAAAAATTACAAATACAGAACAAAGGACATAAGAGAAATTTTAATAGATCATGTATTAAATTGTATAATAGTAGCATTAAATGATGAATTTTGTCATAATATTGATAGGGAGCACAAATCGAATCATCAATATATAGTAATAGATACATATAGTTCAAAACAAAAGTGTCACGATTTAGATTGTAAGGATTTTAAACACAATGAAATAAAGATTAATGCATTTCCCAAAGAACTTAATGAAATAATATTGAAATGTTTACGGGTTAATAAGGTAGAACAAGAGTTGATTCAAAAAGCTATAAAGGAATGTAAAGATTATATTACTGAAAATTTTGACACAACAATAGAGGAAATTAAATTTGATAAAACCGAGATGGTATTTAGAGGTGATGTGAGTCAAAATTCATTGATGAAAATGAGTGGAAAATGTCCAGAATGTCACGTTGAGCATCAAATTAGTGATAATGGATATTGTTTAAAGTGTAAGGTATGTAAAAGTATATTTCCTAAAAATACATTGATACCGATAGCAGACAAGTATAAACATTTGAACAATTTTTTCCTGAATTATAATCAATTAGTTAACACTGGTACAGTTAATATCAATATTCAAAATAATTATTACAATGGAGAGGAGGAATTTAGTTGTGATGTACAATTAGATAATGCAATCTTTAAAAATAAAGAAATGACTAAATTATATAATCAAGTGTTAGATGGTCACAAAGTCATAAAACTTAGTGAATTATTGCATAAACTAGAGATTGATTTTAGATATACAAGTGGGATGTGGTATTATTTCAATGGATCTATATGGCGTTCTGATAAGGAATCGTTAGAATTACGTAAACGTATAGTAAAGTTATCAAATCAGTTTAGTATGATAAAAGCACATTATGAGAAACAGGGTGGAGATACTAGTAATAATTTGGTTAAAAACATTAAAAGTTTGACTAACAAATTGTATAAGCCAGGTTTTGAAGAAGAGATTATAAAAGGTGCTAAAATGTATTATAACGATGAGGCCTTTATAACAAATTTAAATAGTAAAAAGCATTTGGTACCATTTTTAAATGGTGTATATGATTTATTGGAAAATAAATTTAGAACTACGCGAAAGGATGATTATGTAAACTTGACTGTAAATTATGATTATTCAGAAACTGATAATAAAGAAGTTTATACGTTTTTAGAACAAGTTTTACCAAATCGTGGTGTAAGGGATTATGTTTTAAAAAAAATGAGCGAATGTTTAAATGGTGATATACCAAATACGAATTTTTTAATGTTTATAGGTGATTCTGGTGCAAATGGTAAAAGTCAGTTATTAAACTTGATGAAATTAACAATGGGTGAGTTTGGAGAAAAGGTTGAAGTTACATTATTAACACGTAAACGTAATAACGCGAATGAGGCAAATTCTGAAAAGATAAAGTTAATGCATAAACGTTTTGCATTCCTAAGTGAACCTGAAGATGGTGAAAAAATTAATATTGGTTTGTTAAAAGAATTGACTGGTAGTGAGGAAATTGTAGCACGTGGGTTATATCAAGAAGCTGTCAGTTTTGTTTTAGAAGCCAAATTGTTTTTGGCGTGTAATGAACTTCCTGAAATTAAGGGGGAAGATGCAGCATTGTGGAGACGTATTCGAGTTATAGATTTCCCATCAAAATTTGTAGATGATCCCAGTGGTGATTCGAATGAATATAAGATAGATCGTACACTTCCTTCCAGAATGCGGGAAGATCTTAGTTGGCGTCAGACATTTATGAAAATATTATTAAATTATTACTTTATAGATGTTAAAGAACCCCGAGAAGTTCAACTTAAAACTAATGAATATCGACAAGTAAATAATGATTTTTACAATTGGTTAGAAGAAAATATCATGTATAAAGAAAACGAGTTATTACAACTTAGGGAAGTTTGTCAGTTGTATTTAGGTAAGATTAAAATACATTCTAGTGTTTCAAGTAAATACAAAAAAGAATTAGAACGTTATATAAAAGAAAAATATTCAAATATTAAATGGGAATATGGTGTGGTAAAAATCAATGATGTAACTTATAACGGCTGGAAGCATTTATGTATAAAAAGTTAAAGTCACCAAGTATACAGTTCTTCATCAGTCTTAAGGGGTGCCCATACTGGGGGCGGCCTTGGTTTTTAGTTTAAAGATATTATTTAACAACATATGAACATCGGAAATACAAATACATTGACATTACTTGATAACAATAATAACAAGTTTGTTACTAAACTAAAGGAACATTTCACAGAAGAGGAACATCAATTATATGTTGCAAATTTGTACATGTATATGAATTATCATCCAACAAACGAATATCCAATTAATTTAGAAGAAGTTTTGGAGATGATTGGATTTGCTAACAAAGGTAATGCAAAAAGAACATTAGAAAATAATTTTACTAAAGATGAAGACTATAAAATCACCATTCTCCCTTCGGAGAAAGGTCAAAATTCAGGTAGTAAAGCCGTCATCAGAATGGATGACGGTAAATTTGCAACTGAAAATAAAGACTATCAAAAGCTGCTCATCCGTATGGATGAGCAGACTTTGCTCATCCGATCGGATGAGCAAAAAAACAAAGATTCTAGAGGTGGTTACAATCAAGAAACTAATATGTTAAAAGAACAAGGTTTAGTTTAAAGATATTATTTATTATACAACATATGAACATAGAAACCACATTGACAAATGCAAATACCATAACATTACTTGAAAATAATCAAATTCAACATCAAACTAGTAATACAAATATTAATAACTTGTTAGTAAAACAATTTAATGGATTGAATATACAAGTATATGGATCTTATGAAGAACCATTGTTCAAAGCAAAAGATATAGGAGATTTACTTGAAATAAAAGATATTAAATCAACTATAAGAGATTTTGATAAAGATGAGGTGCATAGTATGCACCTCACTGATTCTCTTGGTAGAGAACAAGAAACTAATATGTTAAAAGAACAAGGTTTATATAAAATTTTAATGATTTCAAGGAAACCAATTGCAAAACAATTTCAAAAATGGGTATTTGATGTAATTAAACAAATCCGTCTTAAAGGCAAGTACGATCTTGAAAAAAAGTTAGAGGAAACAGCAAGGGAATTAGATCTTTATAAACAAAAAACATATGAAGAAATACAGAAAACTGGTCACGTTTACATAATTAGAACAGATGGTGGTTATAAAGTTGGAAAAACAAAAGATATTAATAATCGTGTAAAAGGATTACAGACAGGGAATGTTAAACAAATAGAAACGATCCTTGATTTCA